CTGTATATCTTGATTTGAGTATACGTAATTTAGTTGTTCGTGATTCTAAATCATCGTCTGACTGTTGATTTCTTTCAAGGGCTATAACAGAATCAGATAACTGTGCAATACTATTTGAACCACGTAAGTGAGATAAGCTTACACTGATACCATTCTCGTGTCCCTTGTTGCCTTCTATTCTACGTAAGTGTGAGACAAGGATAATACCTGCACCTGTTTCTTCTACCATACTACGAAGTCTGTGCATGATACTGTCAATAGCTTTACGTTCATCACCATCAAGCATAGAACTTACTAGCATATGTAGATGGTCAACAACTACCCACTTACAATCACAACCTACGATAAGATATCTAAGCTTTGCAAAGATAGCATCAATGTCGTTAGCACCAAAATGTGCATGGATAAATACTCTATCGTTGCTAAATACTTTGTCAAACATATGGCTTAGTCTAGCTTCTCCATACTCATCACGTACTCCATCAATAAATAGTTTATCACTGGCTTCGATAGAAAGTATACCATCGACTGTACGTTTCCAGTCTTCTTCTAATGCAATGATACCCACGTTATCGTCTGTCTGATTGATAAGCCAATGCTCAAGTTCTCTTGTGATACTAGACTTACCGAGACCAGTACCACCTGTAAGAGTCACAAGCTCACCTGCTCTAAGACCCAATAGTTTTTTGTTAAGACCTTCCCAAGGATAAGGAACACTTTGTTTACGTTTTCTGTTTAGGAAGTCATGTTGTTTCTCTGATACCCTGATGATACCACTTGGTGTATAAACCTGTGCATCCCACCATGCTCTTGTAAAGTCTTGGTGTTTGCCTTTGTTAAGCATATCGTTGGGGTCTTTGTAGCCATTAGGAAGCGTGACAATTTTTGCTTTTCCGGGCTTGATAATACTAGCTACCTGTTGAGAAGCTTCGATACCTGCCTTGTCTTTGTCAAAACAAATAACAACCTTGTCAAAACTTTCTACATACTCAAGGCTTTCTTTTACATCTTTGACTGCTGAAGCAGCACCACGTTTGATAGATACTACAGCCCACTTACTACCTAGTAGTTCGTATGTAGCCATAGCATCACATTCACCCTCAACAATAGTAAGGTATTTACCACCTTCTTTAAAAAGGTTTTGACCAAACAATCCTGAGTCTTGTATAGTGCCTTCAAACTTAAAGTTTTTATCTCTAACATATCTAATCTTTGTAGCACATTGCTCGTGATTAATATAGAAGGGATAAAGGTGCTGTGCTAGTTGACCATTTGCATCATACACAACTTTAACACCATACTTTTCTGCTGTCTCTTTAGATATATTTCTATCTGTAAGCTTTGCAAAAATACCACCATGAACATTTGCATGTGGCTTGGGTATTGGTTGTTTAATATAGTTTGTCATTGGCGTTACGTTTCCCTCGTAGTTTGAATAAAATTTGTCACAACTAAAACATTTTGCAGACCCATCAGCGTTGACAGAAACTGCATCTTTGCTACCACATTCGTGACATGGAACATGATACTTAATAAATTTACTTTGTTCTTGCATATAATTTACCCTCGTTGTTAAATAAAAAAGCCACCCTGTTTTACGAGAGTGGCTTCGATTGGAGATATGAAACGTTAATTATTCTTCTTCGGATGAAGCTTCCTCATCAACTGTTTCTTCTTCAGACTCTACCACTGCTTCAGGAGTATCCTTCAAGAGGGATTCAAGATTACCCCTATGTGCAGAACTTGCAAAGTTTAAAGCTTCTAAAAGAACTTCCAATTGTCCTACCTTATTGATGGTAATACGAGCATTGTTTTGTAGTTCTTCGTTTTCTATTTTGTTTACATCGTAAGATGTTATACCTTCATCATTCTTAATACTTATAATCATATTAAAATTCCTCCCCATCTCCAAATGGGTCTAACTCAGCACCGTCTTGAGTTTTAAGTGCTACTAAATCAATAACTTGCATAGCTTGGAAATCCAAACCTTTAAAGCTACCGAACTTGTTGTCGGTCTCCCACTCATTGTATTGTACCTTAACAGTAGAACCATTACCTACTACATCATCCATAGTATTCTTGTCCTTGTCAAAAAGTTTAGGTGCATTTCTTACCATGCCATTCGGACCATTAACTTTTCTTTTTATTGTTAAGGCTCTACCAACAGGTGTTTGCCCACCATTCTCATCCTTTACAGACAAGTCTTTTACCTTGAAACCACGAGCCTCAAAGTCATTTGCCACCTCATTATCTACTACTAAATCAACTGTATACACAGGCTCAAATGTAGTGTTTGGTGTTGTCACTGAAGCCCAGTAGGCTTTTCCTTCTAATACTGCCATATAATTCCTCCTTTGGATTGGCGTTTAATTGGGTGTATTATACCCTAAGTTGTCTTGAATGTCAAGCATTATATCATCTAATGTATAATTATTTTCGTCACATAATCTTACGTTGTAGGTATCACCTGACCACCTAACTTCATAAGCTATTTTGTTTTCGTATAGTTCTTTACCATGCTCTCTTATCCATGATTCAAATTCTCTGTATTCATCTTTTGTTAATTTTTTAAATTGTGTTTCCATTTAAAGTCCTGTAAATAAATTAATTATACCTGTCAATAATACAACAGTTGCTACTGCATTTAAAACTATCAATGCCCTGTCATTCCACATTAAACCTACTAAAGTCCACATAAAACAACCTATAAAACTTAGTATTAAATCTATTTCTTGAAAGCCTTGTGCTGACCTGAAGCAGATTGCTAGTATTATAAAGCAACTTGCAATCCATTTCAAGTACCAATCAGTCTTCTTGTCTTTGTTCAACAATTATTTCTCCTGTTAATACACCAACTCCACCTGTAGCTGACTGCTCTTTCCATTTATTATCAACAGCTTGTTGAACTTTAATATCTACTTGTATTTCTCTATCGTTCAAAGCACCTCTCAATCCCTTCATAATCATATTAAGATTATTAATATCTGATTTTAATTCTAGATTGATAGTTTCTAAAGAAGTTATCTTTCTGTTTAAAACAACTATATCATCTGCATTATTTCTAGCATCATCATGTATTATAACTACACTAGCATACATACTTAATACAACTGCAATAGTTGTTAATAGTTTTATCATAAATAGTTTCATTTTCCTTGCCCTCTATATTTTTTATGGTTAGCTTTTGTATTCTTGTTCATAGTAGAGTAGCCAACATTCCTTCTACCTTGACTCGTTCTCTTACCTCTAACACCTGTTGCTGAAGTATGAGTTTGTTTAAATGCTTTTGATTTTACAGCCATTCTGTTTTATCTTTCCTCCTTTTATCATTATACTTAACAACTCTTCTACCACTTTTGTAGCCTGTTATTTCTTTATGCCATTTAGAATTTCTAAAAGTCACTTCAATAAAACTAATATCTTTATCAAGTTGTTCTTCTTTTAATTCTTCTTTTCTTTTTTCTACTTCATCTTTGTACTGTGTCATAGTGCTATAAACTCCATGTAAGGTTCTTCTTTGTGTCCTTCAGGAAGCCATTGTACCATATCTTGAACCATTTGTAAATCTAAATTTGTACTTTTTGTTTCCCCTTCATCATCATGAGATAACAATAATCCTTTACCACCAAAAGTTCTGTCATTGATACTGAAGAATCTTTGATTGTCTATCAGTAATCCTTCATCATCTACATATATATCTTGTGTATTATAAATAGTAGCTACATCAAAAGTTCTACAGTCTATGATGTCATAGATTTCTTTATAGTTTCCTGAGTATTCTACCTCAGTAATTGTTTCTTCGTGTGGGTTTATTAATATTCCTTTCATATTTTCTCCTTAGTTGTGTTGGTTATAATAAATACTCTCAGCTATAAAGCCTAGTATCTCATCTCTATCATCATCAGCATCTAGTTCATACAGATAACAAATCTCTTCTATCTCATCTTCTAATAAATTTTTAGAGTCTTGTTTTAAAACTTCATCAAGTATTCTATCAAATGCTTGTTCGTTTATCATGTCTACATCAGGTTCTATTTCACTTGTCATCATCTTCCTCCTCTAACTCATCTAAAAATTCATCTACTCTTGTTGCTACCCAATTAGGTATATCAGAAATAGCTTCCTCTGTATCATCTTCCCAGACAATACCTATATGCCATGCTTTAACCTTCATGTTATCTCCTGTATATATACATCATCATATCCTTTATTAATCCACTCATCATAATGTTTCTTTGCTCTCTCGTATGTAGTGTAGTAGTCATCACAACCACCAACCCATACAACATATTTATAATCACTCATCATCTTCCTCCTTTAGTTTTAATCATATCTTACTGGGTTGGCTTTTGCATCACAGACACAACATCTAATTTCTCCTGTTTCTGGGTCGGACTCATATTCCTCGTAATCATTTTGTTTTGAACTTTCAAAGATTAAAGGGTATTTACCACAATCAATACAA